TCCTGGCAGCATACCCAAATGCAGCCCCTCATCTGTGGGGTATAACGCCATATTGAGAAATTTGACCGTCTCGGCAGTCTTCTCTTCCAACTTGGAAATCAACCCAATTTGCGTCATTGTTCGTTGCACTGTGTCGATTTTCCAATGTCTTGGTACTCCCATGGTGTTGTCATCTCCCAAGACATGCATACTGTAGTGTCCAAGAAGTTCAGTGTCGGAGACGCCACTACTTTCAGACATGGCAAATAGGTGCGAGAAAATGTTGATAAGTGAGTTTCCTAAGCACGTGTCAGCTTGTCCAGATTTCATGGTAGCCATTATCATGCAGCGTATTCCACCAGTTGTCCACCCTCGTGTCTCTCCTGACAATACTTTCCGGATTTTGACGAAATTGTCCCACAAAGCGTCGCCCGGTTGCACGTCCACCTTGTGTTTGAATATCCATAGATAAATGTCCGTCAACAAATCGCAGATCAACTGGTGTTGCGTGGAATCATATTGTGAGAAGTCGTCATCTAATAATCGAAGGTCCTCCGCTACCATGTCTCGGAATGACACGGATAGCTGCTTCGGTGTCAACCCACAGGCAAATACGATCCGCCCAGGGTGTCTGAATACCTGTTCGATTTTTGCATTTATTGATCTAACGACCATTCCCATCATAACCGATATCGGATCCGTCTGACCACAAATTAGGCGTGGGGCCTTGCTGCTTCGCATATCGACGCCTTTTGGGTCTTTATCCATCTTCAAAAATATTTTTTGTCTAGCCATCCTACGGATCTCGCGCATTGAGAATGATGTCACGCCACCTTGGGAGTCCGAGACCACCCTTTGCCAACACAGTTTGTTGATCTTTTTCCGTCCTTTGTCAAAAAAGGAGTTCCACACATCAAAGGAACACCATTCACTGATAGACAAGTCCTCAAAGACCCGCGGCAACACGCGATACACAAATTTCCGAAATCGCTGAAAGACCTCCAAATTCACTCTTGGTAACGGATTTGTAATCCGCAAGGTGAGAGCGTCCATTTCATTTTCGGGGGTTCGTGCTGCAGCCGCTGTGTAGTTATTCAGATCGCCTCCAAATAGGAACATCCCTTGTGGCCACGATTTTTCTTTCATTCTCATATCGATCTCTGATGCTTTCGTGCGAAAAAAACGATGTTTCTTCTCACTCACAATAGTTTTGTGTCTTTTCCAGCACGCCACGCATAACAAGGTGCCCGATGGTGATGCAAATGTGTTCTCCTTATCGCCACATTTCACACACGGTGAAAGGCTAGGTATGGCTTCACCATCATATGTCGGGGCTGGCCCATAATAGCCCGGACATCGCACCACTCCATATAGAAAGGGCTTTACCGGTACCACCACACTGTCCAAATGATGCAGAGCGATGCCCACAAATTTCACATGTGGGTCATCCTCAGCCATCATGTCTATTATTG